ACAAAAACAACCTTGCACAGGCACAGGGAACAGAAATGATAGAGGCAGCAGGGTATCCAATGCTTAAGACGAAGATAAGATATTCCAGAAAAGTATCAGAGAGTACTTATGCAAGAAAACCTATCCCTTTGTATTCCGCGCGTTCTTTAGCCGCAAAAGATTATGAATGCCTGGTGAAAGAGTATCTGGTGGCAGCAGGAGTTATGATGGATAAATGGACGGAAGGGAGGAAAGCCTGATGGCATTCAATCTGGCCGACATGGTAAATAATCGTAAAAAGCCCACGGAGACTGAGAATATCAGTGATACAGTGTATCGGGATGTGTTTGAACTGGAGCCATCGAAAGAGAATTTCTATTCCACAGATCCGGAGAAACTGCAGGGATTGAAGAACTCAATTCTTCTATTTGGGGTTATGCAGGACGTTCTGATTGAGGACGTGGATGGTAAAGACAGGATCATATCAGGGCACTGTAGGACAATGTGCTGCAGGATGCTTGTGGAAGAGGGACATGAAGAGTTTCGGAAGATTAACTGTAAATATACAAAAGTGAATCTGAATACAGAAAAGTTCCCAGAAGATAAAGATGGAAAAGTGGAACAGCTGATCAATAAGCTGGGAATCATCCAGGCGAACCGGTTCCGTGAAAAAAGTGATTGGGAGAAAATGCAGGAGGCGCTTATCACAGAAGAGGTAATTAAGGAACTTCGTGATCTGGTTGACCTGCAGGGGACAACCAGAAGCATGGTACAGGCAACTCTCGGAACATCAGGGACACAGTTAGAAAGATATCATGCAATCCAGAAAAAATTAAGTCAGGAGTTCATGCAAGAGTTTCAAAATGGAAACATCAATATATCTGTGGCAAGGGAACTGACAGATCTGGATGAGAAACACCAGGATGAGGCTCTGGGGTTGTACAGAAAGAATGAAACAATTACGCTACCAGAGGTTAAAGCTTTGAAAGAAAAACAGGAAGTAGGACGTCAGATTCCTGGACAGCTGACACTTGATGAAGCAATTGGACGAAGAAGACCTCCGGAAGATGGAACGGTAATTGATGTTGACATTCAGATCGAACGATTCTTTGAAAGCTTAAAGAAATCAACAACAGAACGAATTCAAAGGCGGGATAAGAACATGTCCATTTATATGCTCAGCATTATATACAATGATGTGCGGATCAGAAATGGATATTTGAATTATCAGGGAAAATCAAATGGAATTCTGTTTAATCCTGGTAGTGGGGATGAAAAGTTGATTACATGGCAGCAGTTGGCTGAAACACTGATAGAGAAGTATGGAAAGAAACAAAAAGCGGTGAAGCTTGCACCTATGCCAGAACCACAAAAAGAATGTCCATACTATGATGCAAACGAAGTATTTCTGCCGGACATAGCAAGGATGATAAAGGTATTTCTTGAGGATGTTTATCTCAAAATGTATGTAGGAGCAACCAGACGCTTCAGTGCAATGGGAGCAGAGTTTGCAGTAGTACAGAGAACAAAAGAGAAAGATTTTGCATTTTACAATGAAAAAGGGGAGAAGGTCTGCCATGTATCAGCAGAACGTATGAAAGATATAGTAAAAGAGTGGTAGATGCTGCTGACATAAAAAAACCATCTGAGAAAGAGAAAAAATATCTTGATAATCTAACCAGAAAGCTGATAGGTGATTTTGATGAGTGGTTAAAACAGGACTTCCACAAAAGGGTGTTAAATGTAGTGACAAGCCCGGATGAGTTAAAAGAAAAAATAGGCAGCAGAAGAACATGGTGGTTCGATACTGGGCTTGGAATCGCACATGCTAATTTGTTTGATGATTATGTGCAGATTTGGGATGAGAGTAATAAATGCCTTGGAAACTATGACTGGTTTTATCTTGCAACTTCCATTCAGAAAATGTGGAATGAGATTGCTATGGAGAAAGCAGAAGCAGCCCAATCCAAAATAGTGGAAGAGACAGCAGAAAATGTGTCCGAGTCGGACATGTCAAAGCGCTGCCAACCGGCAGCAGAAAACGCGGATGAAAGGCAGCAGGATCTGGATCAAAGCGAGCAAGATTTATTGCCTGAGATTAGTGATCTTGTACCGGATGCTTGGCCGGATGATTTGAAAGATATTCCGGTTCCGACTCTGGAAAATATTTTGAGATATTTAAAGAAAGAAGAAAAAGACCTGGAAGAAATAAAGTTCGTGGCAGCAGAAGAATCAGGATTCCCAGTTAATGTATTACAGAAAGCCCAGATGAACGTGGCAGGACTGAGATTGCTTAGAAATCTGATAAGCACATGTCTGGACTCAGATGAGAGAGCCAAAGAAGAAACATCGGAGAAACTGCCGCTTCCTGTTATGAAAAATAATGATCAGCGTAAGGAATGGCTGAGAAATTATAAGGATTGGGGACTTTGGTATACAGATGAACATATTGGCGCCAGATACTACAAATATGATTTTGCAAATGGTGCAAGACTTATTGCAGAAGAATATGATCGGGACT